ATTTTGTTTAAATTATTTCATGTTGTCAGGTCTAGGGTTTATAAAATTATTAAAATTAAAAGTATCAATAAACAAAATAAAACTTTTGACATTGTTGGTTGTTCTCCAATCCAACTTAAAGAACATTTGGAAAAACAATTTAATGATGGGATGTCTTGGGATAATTATGGTAAATGGCATATTGACCACATAATACCATTATCATCCGCGAATAATGAAGATGAGGTTTACAAACTTTGTCATCATAATAACCTTCAACCTCTTTGGGCTGAAGATAACCTAAAAAAAAGTAATAAAATATTGTAATGCCATTACCAAGAGCACAAGTTAAACCAACGTTACCGTTAGTTCCACATAAAGTGTTGTCTGCTCGTAGAGAACAACTTTTGGAGTATATTAAATCTGACGGTACTTATCTTCCTAAATCAGTATTACATGCTGACTTAGATAAAGGTATGCTTAATTTTGTTAAGGAAGACCTTGAGGTTACTACTGCAGGTAAAACAGTTCCAATGTTGGATATCATTATTACAACTCAGAACTGGGCTCAATACACAGAGACGGCTATGTTTGTTGACCAAGATAACAATCCATCACCCCCATTTATTACAGTTGTTAGAAACCCTGATGTTAAGTATGGTAGTAATCCATCATTAATTTATACAATACCAAACAGAAAACAATTCTACTATGCCTCAGTCCCAACTTGGAATGGTAATGAACAAGGTATGGATATCTACACAATACCGCAACCAATACCAGTCGATGTAAAATATAGTGTAAAAATTGTTTGTAATAGAATGAGAGAACTTAATGAGTTGAATAAAGTAGTTATGCAAAAATTCTCATCAAGACAGGCTTATACTTTTATTAAAGGTCAATATGTTCCGATAGTTATGGACAATGTATCAAATGAATCACAATTAACAATCTCGGAAAGAAAATACTATATTCAAAGTTATGACTTCACAATGTTAGGTTATCTAATAGATGAAGATGAGTTTGAAGTAAAACCTGCGATTGCTAGAGTTACTCAATTAGTGGAGATTGATACATCAACAAGAAGTCAAAGAAGAAAAAAATATCCACAAAATCCTGATGAAGTTGACATGAACTATTTGTTCGTTAGTGGTAATACAACATTAAGTGATGTGATGGATTATACTGCAAATATGAACTTAGTATCATCAAATAATATTGACACATTTGATGTGTATATTAATAATGATTACTATGGTAGTGACTTACAAAATATTCAGATAACAACCAATGATATTTTAAGGATTGACGTTACAAAAAATAATAATACTCAAGAAGCGAATATCTTGTTCGAAAATAAGTTAGTTTAGTCTTCTCCGTATATATCTTTCTTCTCCTTACATTTTTCAATGATTAAATTTTCCAAAAATTTATAAATCTTTATTCCTCTCTTATCACAGTACTTTTTTAGTATCTCGTGTGATTCAGGGGATATTTTAATATTCTTTATTTCCTTCTTTATTTTCATGGGCAGAAAAAAGGCAGAATTTATTCCTACCGTTTATAAATAGATATACAAAAGTAAAGTTTTTTCATCTTATAATGAATATTTATCTATAAAATAAATCTGCATTAGAATAAAAATTAAATAATGGCAACAGCACAAGCAAATCAAAAAGTATACGTATCACCAGGTGTCTACACATCTGAGACAGACTTATCGTTCGTGGCTCAGAGCGTAGGTGTTACGACATTAGGTCTTGTAGGGGAAACTATTAAGGGTCCTGCATTTGAACCTGTGTTCATTACAAACTACGACGAGTTTCAAGCTTACTTCGGTGGGACAGAACCTGTTAAGTTTTATAACACACAAATTCCTAAGTACGAAGCGGCATATATTGCTAAATCTTACTTACAACAATCAAACCAATTATTTGTAACAAGAGTCTTGGGACTTTCAGGTTATGACGCGGGTCCTTCTTGGAGTCTTAAATTAATAGCTAACGCTGACCCAACTACGATTGGATTAGGAAGTAGTAGTGGTACTCCTTGGACTGCAAACTTTTCTGGAACAACAGGAGGAACTGTTACATTTTTAACTTCACTTCCTACCCAAGTGCAATCAAATTTGAATGTACAATATAGAATGGCGGATGGTAGCACTTCAACATTACAAGAAGATTTTAACACGTATTTGAGTGACATTTATGTGACTGGAGGAACGGGTTCAACCGCGGTAATGTACGGCTCAATTAAGTCTACTGATTATGATTCATTAACAGCGTCAACATATACAGGAATTACTAACGCATATAGTTGTGATTCTCCAAATTTAGATTACAACGATTTATCTGCAAGTGATAATGATACTTGGTATTATGCTAACTTCGATATTAGTAGTGGAAATGCATACACAGGATATTCTTTCTATTATAAATATAATGCTGTAACAGGTACATCAACAACATATAGTGGTACTATTTCGGGTAACATCTACTCATATACAGGAACGGCATATTCAGAATTTAATAACATGGTTGTTGCAACTTTACGTTCAAGAGGTATCTCTTTATACGATAACAGTGCTGATAGTGAAAATCATGGACCAGTCTATCAAGTAACAGGTCTTACTGATTTACAAATTGTAAGTACGGGTCAATACTCAGGTATTACTCAATCACCTTACGCAACATTCTTATTATCAGGTATTACTAAGGCGGATGCTAATTCAGGAGAAAGAACTTCATTTTCATTTGAAACTTCATTATTGGCTTCTTCTTCAAAATATCTTACTAAGGTATTAGGTGTTGACAACTTTGGAAAATCAAGATTTGAAGTTCCTGTGTTTGTTGAAGAAGCTTATCAAGGTACTATTAATTATGCATACAACCAAGGTTATATCCGTGGTTTAAGTTCAGAGTTAGTTGCATTACCTGATGCTAGAAGTCAAAGTTCTAGTTCAATCGCTTGGAACTTAGAACAATATCAATCACCTGAAACTCCATTCTTAGTTTCTGAATTAAGAGGTAATAAAGTTTATAACTTGTTTAAATTTATCTCAATCTCTGACGGAGATTCTGCAAATGTTGAAATTAAAGTTTCAATAGCTAACTTATCATTCAACAATATGTCGTTTGATGTTTTAGTTAGGAACTTCTTTGATACAGATGCTAATCCAGTTGTGATTGAGAAATTTACAAACTGTAACATGGACCCAGCATCTAACAACTTTGTTGCTAAGAAAATTGGTTCTTCTAATGGTGAGTTTGCTTTGATTTCAAAATACATTATGATTGAATTGGCGGATGAAGCTCCGATTGATGCAATTCCTTGTGGATTCTACGGTTATACTCAAAGAGAGTATGAATCTGCTTCTAATCCTTCACCATACCCTAAATTCAAAACTAAATATTATTATCCAGGTGAGGTTATTTATAATCCTCCATTCGGAACTGCTGCTGGTACATCAAATGCTGTAGAGTCGGCAGGAGATATAGTTAGAAGAAGTTATTTAGGATTCTCAACTCAATTTGGAATTGATGAGTCATTCTTAACATATAAAGGAAAACAAAATCCTATAGTTGGCTGGGAAACAGCAACTGATTCAGTTAAATGGAATTACTTAAGTAAAGGTTTCCACATGGACTCAGGTGCAACTGTTGTCACAATTGCTAACACATCAATATCTAGTGGTCAAACAGCATTTGAATGTGGTGTTGCAGATTTCAGAAGTGACCCACAAACTCAAGAAAATCCGTATTACTTCATTTACGCTAGAAAGTACACAGTATGTTTTGCTGGTGGATTTGACGGATGGGATATCTACAGAGAGTGGAGAACTAACCAAGATAGATTCCAATTGGGAGCTTCGGGTTTTTTAGCTGGCGCTTATCCATCATCTAGATACCCTACTGCAACAGGTGACGGTATGTTCAAGAGAATAATTGTACAAAACAATACTCAAGATTTTGCAAACACTGACTACTACGCTTACTTATTAGGTATCTTATCATTTGGAAATCCTGAGGCGACAAACATTAACGTGTTTGCAACTTCAAGTATTGACTATGTTAACAACTCAAACTTAGTAGAAGAAGCGATAGACATGATTCAATATTCAAGAGCTGATTCAGTTTACATTGCAACAACTCCCGATTACAGCATGTATACACCAGATTCAACGAGTTCTTTAGATATCATCTACTCACAAGAGGCTGTTGATAACTTAAATAACACAGGTATTGACTCTAACTATACCGCAACTTATTATCCTTGGATATTAGTAAGAGATACAGTTAACAATACACAAATCTATTTACCACCAACAGGTGAAGTTTGTAGAAACTTAGCATTGACTGATAACATTGCATTCCCTTGGTTCGCATCTGCGGGTTACACAAGAGGTCTTGTAAACTCAATCAAAGCTAGACAAAAATTAACTCAACAAGATAGAGATACATTGTATCAAGGTAGAATTAACCCAATCGCTACTTTCTCTGATGTAGGAACTGTAATTTGGGGTAACAAAACTTTACAAGTTGCTGATACCGCACTTAACAGATTAAATGTTAGAAGATTGTTATTACAAGCTCGTAAGTTAATTTCAGCTGTAGCGGTTAGATTATTGTTTGAACAAAACGACCAAATCGTTAGACAACAATTCTTAGATAGTGTTAACCCTATTTTAGATTCAATCAGAAGAGACAGAGGTTTATACGATTTCCGTGTAACAGTTTCTTCTTCACCTGAAGACTTAGATAGAAATACATTAACAG